GACAATCCGCTTCGCCGACGACTTCGAGCGCAGTCTCGGCTCCAACGACGCCAACGGCTCGGTCGTCTCCGTGCTCGACCAGGCGGCCGGCGTCGGCCGGTCGGCGTCCCTGACCATCACCGCGTTCCGCGACGTCGCGGACCCCACTACCGGGCCCTGCATCCGCTCGTGGGTCCTGAACTCGCTGCCCCGGCCCAAGCGCGTCACCGAGATCATCCTGCCGATCGTCCTCAAGACCAAGGTCCGCACGCTGCGCGAGGTCGACGAGCCCCAGGACCCGCTGGAGGAGGTGCGGCTGCTCGACGCGCTCGCCTCGTCGAACCAGCTGGTCGTCTACCAGGAAGGCGACGCCACCTACCAGGTACGGGTCTCGTCGGTGGCCATCGACGAAGGCGGGGCGACCTCCTGGTCCGACAGCGGCGACATCTGGTTCCAGTCCACCGTGCTCGTGCGTCTGCTGACGAAGGAGACCTGACATGCCGCGCCTCGAGTTCTCCGACCTGGCAGTCATCACCGGCTTGCAGACCGGCATCGGGCCGAATGACACCTCCATCACCATCAAGGACGAATCCGGCTGGCCCGACGGCACCATCGGCCCGTTCATCGCGACGCTCGGCGACAAGGAGGCCGGAGACTCGATCGAGAAGATCCTGGTCACGACCCGCTCCGGCAAGACGCTCCAGAACTGCACCCGGGGCTACGGCGGCGTCGGCCAGACGTGGGGCGCCAACACCCAGATCCGCCACACGATCGCCGGCCGGTTCATGGCCGAGCTCTCCGCCCACATCTTCGACACGACCCGCCACGACCACACCCAGTACCTCCGCTCGAGCGACCACGCCGCGATCCTCCACGACGCCGCGATGCTCGGCGTCGACTCGGTCGGGAACAGCGAGCTCGCCGACGACGCGGTGGCCACGGCCAACATCCAGAACCTCGCGGTGACCGACGGGAAGATCGCCGGGGTCAACGGCTCCAAGCTCGTCGACGCGTCCGTCGCTCTTGCCAAGCTGGCCGCCGACGCCCGGTTCCTGTACGTGCAGACCGGCGACCCGGGCGCGGTCGGCAACGGTCGGCTCTGGGTCGACACGAACGCCACCCGCTCGGTCAAGATCCGCAACGCCACCGACTCCGGCTGGGACGTCCTCATCGACGCCCCCGAGACGCTGTGGGTCAGCAGCTTCGTGCCCACGCTGTTCGGGGTCACGCTCGGGACCGGCGGCCTGGCCTACTGCGAGTACAAGAAGCTCGGCCGCACCGTCACCCTCCACGCCGGCTTCAAGCTCGGCACCGGCGGCGACGTCACCGCGCTCATCGGGATCGGGCTGCCCTTCACGGCCAACTTCCAGAACCCCAACGCCCAGAAGACGTTCGGCTGCTGGCTCCAGAAGGACACTGGGCCGGCGCGCTACGCGGGCGCCGGCATCATCACCAGCTCGCAGCCCGACCGGGTGTCCCGGGCCGTGAACGCCGGCACCACCGTCGGCTTCGATGGCAGCAACCCGTTCAACTGGGACGACGGCGACGAGTTCTGGGTCACAGGGGTCTACGAGGCGACGTCATGACTTGGCAAGACGCTGGGCAGGTAGGTTGTTGGACGATGCGATGGGGATGCAGGTGAGAGGTGAACCTCGATCGGCTCAGCGAGACCTGGCCACTTATCCGGGACGTGACGATCGCGGTGGTCGCGCTGGGGCTGCTGGTCTACGAGGCGGTGTTCTACTCGGGCCCCGTCCGGCCCGAGCTACTCGTGCTCTACAGCGGACTGCTCGTGTCGCCGGCCTTCATCCGTGGGGACAAGCGCCTGCGCGACTCGGAGCAGTCCAAATCGCAGGAGGTCGAGCCGTGATCCGAGTGGCACAGCGTTGGCCCTGGCCGCTGACGACCATGTGGCTGGTCCTCGTGGTCTACCTCGCCCACATGGTGGGGCAGCTCCGATGAGGCTCCTGTGGGCCGCCCGGATCGCGGGCCTCGCGGTCGTGGTCGCCATGTTCGCCGGGGGCCTGTGGCTCACCGATCACCGGTTCGACGAGGCGCTGGACCGGCTGTGCGTCCAGGGCAACGAGAGCCGCGACGACCTCCGCCACGCGCTCGCCGACACCCTCACCGAGAACCTCGTCGGGGCCGCCCAGGAGCCGCCCGATCCGGTTCGGGTGGAGCGTTACCGGACGGGCCTGCTGGAGGATCTCGAGCGCGAGTTCCCCGACCGTGAGTGCTAGGAGGCCGTGATGATCCTTGCCGCCGAAGCCATGAGCCCGACCTGGCGGATGATCTTCTTCGGGCTGGCTCTGCTCCTGTTCCTGCTCGCCGCGTTCGGCGCCACCTGGGGTCGCGTGTCGCTCGTCGCGGCCGGCCTCGCCGCGTTCACCGTGCCGTTCTTCTGGGACGCCCTCATAGCGTCCTGACCCCCAAGGAGACCCCCATGTACTCGTTGAAGAACCTGCTCAAGCAAGAACCAGCCGTCGTGGCCGGCGTCCTCCAGTCGGTGCTCGCCGTCGCCGTCATCGCCGGCTGGGTGACGCTGTCGCCCGAGGTCGTCGCAGGCGTGGCCGGCTCGGTTGCGATGCTGCTCGGCCTGTTCTACGTGCGGCCGAAGGTCACGCCGACCGAGTCAGTGGAGAGCCGGCCGTGATCGACGTCAGCAGCCGGCACCCCTCGACCCAGCAGATCGTCAGCGACTTCGAGTACGACCATCTGCCGCCCCACCTCCAGGCCGTCAGCGCTCCGTGCGCCGATCTCGCCGAGGAGATGGTCATGGCGCTCCATGACGGTCCCGAGCTCACCACCGGCCTGCGGAAGCTGCCCGAGGCGAAGGACTGCTTCGTCCGGGCGGCACTCGACCTCAAGGAGCCATCATGACCCTGCACCAACTCGATCACAGCGTCGGCTTCGTCGTCGTCGCCACCAACGCCCAGGGCGAGGACTGGTCGTGGCGCGTCCACGACGACGGCGAGGTCCAGGAGCTCGGCGGCTGGGGCGCGTCGGGCCCGGTGCCTGACATCGCCGAGAATCCGCCCGCGAACCCGGCCACGACCGTGCACACCGTCGCCGTCACCGCCAACAACAAGGCGGTGCGCCTGGGTCTCCGTCGACTCGTCGAGGAGCACAACGACCTCTACGGCGAGATCCACGTGTACTGGACGCCGGGTGCCGAGCGGGAGCTGGCCAACTGGATCCGCGCCGGCTGCCCCGAGGACGCCCACGCGCCCACCGACGAGGAACTCGCCGAGCGGAACCGCGCCGAGGTGCCGCACGCCAACGACGGCAACTTCACGACGTCGGAGCCCCGGCCCGTGCCCGAGCACGACGCCGGCTCGATCCCGTCGGCGGGCGAGGTCGAGAAGCAGCTGGTGGCGGAGGCCCGACAGAAGGCCGCCGAGGCGGAGCGGGCCAAGAAGGCCGAGGACGCCAAGGCCAGGGCCCGGGAGAAGGCCAAGGAGAAGCGCGCCGCGGCGAAGGCAAGCCAGGGGGCTGGGGATGCCGGCCAGGGGGAGCCTGCCAAGCAGAGCTGAGCCGGCCGACGGAGCCCCCGGCGCGGTGCCCGGCCGGGGGCTCCGTCGCGTCAGAGTGCAGGCCCCCACACCTCGATCGGGGTGTCGTCGATCCAGCGCACGCCACCGGTCGGAGTCACCCAGACATCCTCGCCGGGGTCAGGCCATGAGGCGCCCTTCCGGGCCACCTCCTCGGTGAGATTGACAAGGTGGTCGTCGGGCGTGATGTCCACGCTGATGAACTTGCCGTCGAACCAGGTGCCGGTGCCGTTGACGAAGATCTTCATGGTGCCGGTTCAGTACAGCAGACCACGACCGGCTCCCGGCAGGACTCCTCCCACCGGCAGGCCGCCTGGGCAGCCCGGGTCACCACCCACTTCGCTGAGTCCTCGCTCATGCCCTCGTGCCAGGTAACCTCCATCGCCCCCAGCGCCAGCTCGTTCCCGGAGCCGATCGCGGCGAAGCTCTCGACCGGCAGCGCGAGGTAGTCGGAGATCAGCCACAGCCGGTCCCGCCACGCGAACAGCACCGTGCCGTCGATGCTCGAGGAGTCCTTGCGGGTGATCTTCCGCTCGTACGCCATCTCGGTGATGGCCTGGGCGACGGTGTGGGCCCACAGGTCGGCGTCATCCGGGCCGGGCACGGCGTCGATAGAGAGGTCGTAGCGGATCGTCGCTCCGAGCGAGGACACCCCCGACGTCCCGATGACGACAGGCTCGCCGGCCACCCGCGTCTCGAAGACTTTGTGTGGGTTGGGCCAGAGCGTGCCGTTGCCGTCGAAGGAGCCGGTGTCACCAGCCATCCAGACCCGGTCCTTGGCGATGAGTGCAGCGATCACAGTCATGCGAACCCCAGATCCACCATCACGCTCGGCCGCCCGAGCTCGTCAGCTGCTTGTCCGGTCGTGCAGTGGCCGGCCCACGGGTCGACCACCCACTCCCCCGGCCAGGTCGACAGCCGGATGCAGCGGGCCGGAACGTCGATCGGGAAGGCCGCCGGCCGGTCCTTGGCTCGCGATCCCGGCCCATTCGCCGGGTTGATCTTCCACACGTTGCGCACAAGGTCGGTCCACGGGCCGCCCAGCCGGGCCTCGTCGGCCTGGCGGGCTTTCGCTGCGACGGCGCCCTTCCACTCCTTCGGGATCGGCCGGTCCCAGCGCTCCTTGTAGTAGACGAGGATCAGCTCGTGGCCGCCCCGCATGTTCGGGTTCGACGGCTGCGCGTAGGAGCCCCACGCGCAGGCCCCGTCGAAGCTGTCCTGCACCCAGGTGACCGTGTCCCGGTAGACCAGGCCGGCCTCCTCGAGCGCCTTGGCCCAGACGAGCGCCAGGTTGATCCGGTCGCCGCCGACCTCGCCGACGGTGCGGGGCACGGTCGGCTGCACGTTGACCCACGCCCGGCCGCCGGGGCAGAGGACCGCCGCGATGGCCTTGGCCCACTGCCGGGCGTACGCGTAGTAGGCACCCCAGGGCACATGGTCGGGGTAGCCGGACGGGTAGTTGGGGATCGCGACGTTGTAGGGGGGTGAGCCGACGACGCAGGGGACGCCCTCCGGCAAGGGGGCCATGACGCCCGAGTCATCCCAGGGGAGCAGCTCGCCGAGGCGGCGGGAGTCGCCGACGCGCCGAATCATCGCTTCGCTCCCCTCGCGATGGCCTTAGCTCGGCCGGCCGCCAGCCCGAACGACAGCTCCTCGGCGTCCCCGACCGTCATCTTGAGCGGTGTGTGGTGGTTGAAGTTGACGACGAGATGCTGGTTGGCGTGGGCCTTGGGGTAGTACTCCACGTTGAACCAGCTCGACTGGTAGACGATCGCCGGCCGACGACGACGCCAGCGGGCGAGCAGGCCCCTCATGACTGCGCCTCACAGGGCAGGTCCTTCGCCTGGTCGTACGGTCCGGCGCAGTCGATGCAGCCGACGCCGTAGCGGATCAGCGTGTCGGGCTCGAGGTTGACGTGGGCCCCGCCGGCTGCCGCTGCGGCCTGCTGCGAGGTCAGGTAGTGCGCGGTCGAGCGGACCCAGC